CGCCGGCCGAGCTGCGCCAGCAGGAGCAGCAGGCGGCGCAGGCGCAGCGCGAGCACGACCAGGCGCAGGCCGAAGACCTCGACAAGAAGAAGCGCCGGGCCAAGGCGATGTACCTGTCGGGGGAACCTTACGAGGGCTCGCCGGCGGAGCGCTACATGCTCGGCCGGGCCATGGATTTGACCAAGCTGCCGCGCATGCCGCGCGCGCTGCGCTACCATCCTAAGGTCTGGAACCGCGAGGCCGGCGGGATCGAGCTGCCGGCAATGCTGGCCCCCGTCGACGATGCCGCCAGCGGCGAGCGGCTGGCGGTGCACCGCACCTGGTTGAAGCTGCACGCGGACGGGCGCGTGACCAAGGCCGAGCTGCGCGACCCGAAGATGACCTATGGCCCGCGCAAGGGCGGGCTGATCCCGCTCACGCGCGGCGTCTCCGGAAAGCCGATCAAGCAGATGCCGGAGGGCGAATGGCTCGCCGTCTCCGAGGGCATCGAGAACGGATATTCGGTCGCGATCGCGCGGCCGGAACGGCGCATCGCCGCGGCGATCGCGCTCGACAACCTGGCGGAGCTGCACCTGCCGCCGCAATGCGGCGGGCTCTTCGTGCTGGCCGACAACGACGTGAAGGACGAGCCGCGCCGCGCCTTTGAGAAGGCGATGAACCGCCTTGATGCTCGCCGCATCCCTTTCGAGATCATCCGGCCGCCGGTCGGCTTCAAGGACTTCAACGACTGGCTGGTGGCGCTGGCGCGCCAGCAGGCCGGCGAGCATGGGAGGGCTAGCGCGTGAGCAGCAACAAACCGGAATGCGACTGTATCGCCCAGTTCAATGCCGATCTGGCGAAGCAAGGATACAACGCCGCGATCGTGACGAACCTGTTCGGGCCGGCGCGAGCGACGATCGACACCTACAAGCCCGACGAGAAGAAGCGCGGAAAGCCGCCGATCATCATAGCCTCGCACTGCCCGTTCTGCGGCGTGCGCTACCTCTCGACGGAAGAGCGCGCCGCACAGGTCAAGGCGGTGGCGTGATGGTTGTAGAGGGGATCAACATCCCGGCTTTGCTGTCACGCTTGGAAGCAGCGCCGAGGGCAGATTGTCTCGCGCGCGAGGCCGCGATCGTCATTCGCACGCTCATGCTCCAGGTGGGGACGCTCGACGCCGAGATTGTCGAAGCCGAATGGCGTGCGATCAGCCACGCCGTTGAGATCGAGCGGATGGCGGATCACCGATACGCAATGATGTTGAGCGGCACTCGCAGGAGCGCCCGCTGATGCCTCGAAAAGACGCCATCGCGAGAATGACGCCCGAGCAACTTGAGCTGGAACGATCTCAACGCCGCGCATGGAAAGCGGCGAACGTCGAAAAGATCCGCGAACAGCGCAAGAGGTACCGCGAGCGCCATAAAGCGGACATTGCGAAGAAGAAAAAGGACTACCGCGCGCGCAACCCTTGGCAAAAGAAAGCCGAAAAGTGGCGTAGCTATCAGAGAAAGCTAGCAGCTCGTGCCAACGCCGAGCGAACTCTAGTTGCGGAGCGGATCGCAAACGCGGCCAAACAACTTTTCACGCCACAGCTTCAGCGCTCGTTCTACGAGCACGCTCTGCAATTATTCAACGAACGGCTTCCGCCAGATGAGGCTTGCGAGGCGGCTTCAACCCTCTTCATTGCCGTGATGGAGGGGCAGATAGCCGTCGATTTCGGGAAGTCTGATGTCGACGCAGTGGCTGGAAAGTTCCTCCGCTTCAACTTCTCGAAGGTTACGATCTCGATATTCGAACCAGAGGGCGATCGGACTGTCGGCGAGAGGCTGGGCCTCTGGTCATGACAGACCCCGTCACCCCTGCCCTGCAACCGATTGCGCCGCATCTCGGGCCGATCGCCGATGCCTTCGGCGAGGCTGAGAAGCGCCGCGACCAGGCGCAGGCCGATGAAGCAGCCCGGCAGGAGGCCGAGCGCCTGGCCGAGGCCGAGCGTATCGAGCTGGAGGAGGATGCGGCTGCGATCAGGGCGGCCTTCAAGCGCGGCGGCATGGATTTGGCGCTCAAGGTCGGCCGCTCCTGCAAGACCAGCTGGACGACGGACCAGGTCGAAGACCTGATCTATCCGCCGCCGCCTCCGCCGGAGCCCGACACCGGCGGCGACGATGATGGCGGCGACGATCGTCCGCCTTCGCCGCCCTCGGACAGCGAGGACACGCCGCCGCAGTGGAAGCTGAAGAAGCGGCCGATCAAGCCGCTACCGAGGGATTTCCCGGTGATCCCGCTCGGGATCGACGGCGAGGTCTGCTTCTATCTGACGCCGACCAAGCAGTTCCTGCCGCTCGAAAGCCACTCGGCCGAGGCGCTGCGCAAGCTCTGCGCCGGCGCCCTGGAAGCGCTCTGGAGCTTCATCCCGAAATTCAAGGAAAACACTGGCGAGCAGACCAACTGGGACGCGGCGCGCACGGCCGACAGCCTGATCCAGGCGTGCGGCAAGCGCGGCCCGTTCGACCCTTCCGAACGCCTGCGCGGCACCGGCGCCTGGCGCGGCGACGAGGGCGAGCTTATCCTGCATGCCGGCGACCAGGTCTTTGACGGCCGCGAATGGCAAGCGCCCGGCTTCCTCGGCGCCTTCGTCTATCCCGGCGCCGCGCCGCTGCCGCACCCGGCCGACATCGCCGAGGGCGCCGAAGCCCGGCTGGCGCAGCGCCTGCTCTGGCGCGGCGAGATCAACGCCTTCCTCTCCCTGCTCGATACCTGGAACTGGGCGGCCGAGTTCGACATGGACCCCGAAACCGGGGAGCCGATGCGGATCGGCGGGCATCGGCTCTGCTCGATCCTGGTATTGGGCTGGATCGCCGGCGCGCTCGTCGGGGGGGCGCTCGACTGGCGGCCGATGATCTGGCTGACCGGCGACGCGGCGACCGGCAAGAGTACCCTGCAGAAGCTGATCGCGCTCGTGATGGGCGCCTCGCTCGTCTCCTCCTCCGACGCCACGGCCGCCGGCATCTATCAGAGCGTCGGCTATTCCTCGCGCGCCGCCGGCATCGACGAGGCCGAGGCCGATCCGTTCTCCGCCAAGATGAAGGGCATGGTCGAGCTCGTGCGCCAATCGGCCTCCGGCGGCTCGATCCTGCGCGGCTCGAACGATCCGAAGAAATGGCGCGGCTTCACCGCACGCTCGGCCTTCCTGCTCTCCTCGATCGTGATCCCGCCGCTGTTCGGCCAGGACCTCACGCGCATCACCATCCTGCCGCTGGCGCCGCTGCCCAAGGGCGCCACGAAACCCAAACTCGAGCCGGCGCGCTGGGCCGCCTTCGGCCGCCAGCTGCGCCGCGCCATCCTCGCCGGCTGGGAGCGGTGGGCCGAGACGCTGGAGCGCTACCAGGCCGAGCTCGCGATGCTCGGCCATGACGGGCGCGGCGGCGACCAGATCGGCACGCTGCTCGCGATGGCCGATCTCGTCATGTACGAGGAGGCCGCCGACAGCGACACGGTCTCTATCCTCTGCGCGCCCTTCGAGCTCCGCAACAAGCCGAAGGCCGAGAGCAACGCCGAGCAGATGCTCAACTGGCTGATCTCGAAGACGGTCGTCGCCTTCCGGGGCGGCAACCAGATGACGATCGGCAAGCTCGTCCTGATAGCCGCCTCGATCGAGACTGACGACGCCGCCAGCGCGACGAGCGCGGCACTGGCGCTCCAGGCGCATGGCGTCTTCGTCGAAGGCGATGATCGCCAGGGCAACTGCATCGTCATCCTGCCCAACCAGAGCGCCGGCCTGGCGCATCTGCTCGATGGCTCGCCCTGGGGCACGAAGCCCGGCGCCGCGATCTCCGGCTGGCAGCAGGCGATGCAGCGCCTGGCGACGCAGCGCGGGCCGGACGGCCAGCCGGTTGGCAAGAAGACCAACAGCAGGAAGCAAGGCGGCCGGGGATGGTCCCTGCCCGTGAAAATCTTCCTGCGGCAGGAGGAGGAGTGAGGCATGGGCAAAAATTACGGAGCCGACCGGGTGACTTCCGGGGCACTGCCGTTCACGCGCTCCCTCAAGCGTGTCGTTCGCGACGCCGAAGGCGTCCTGCGCTCCTCCACCATCTCGCCGAGCATCTGCGAGGGGTGCGGGCACATGCGTGTTCAGCTTCTCGATGAACGTGGCGCGGTGTTCGCCTGGATCGGCATAGCTCCCGACCAGGCGCGCGGCATCGCGGCCGCGCTCGTCGACATGGCCGCGGAGAGCGAAGCGCTCGGCGGTGGCAGCAATCACAAGCACTGACAGAACCGCCGCCGGGCGGCTCCCGGCATCATCCTAGAGGAAACGATGACGAAGCATGAAGGACTGCCGGTTGCTGGCTACCGGCCGCAGAACAGCCTGAACGTCGATCTCGTCAACCGGAACAAGGCCAACGAGGAACGCCAGCTCCGGCTGATGGAGATCGACCAGAAGGCCGGCGACGTGGATGGCCGCTGGCTGGCGGTCGCAAAGACCCATCTGGAACAGGCCTTCATGGCCTGGAACCGGGCGATCTTCCAGCCGGGCCGTGTCGAGTTGCCGGAAGATGCTACGACGCAGCCGGGCGAGAAGGTGGCGTGATGCCCGGCCCCGTCAGCGACAGCTACAAGGGTCCGCCTACGGGCGCCCCCTATGTGCCTTCCTGGTGCTATCCGAACGGCAAGCCGAAGCTCTGCCTTTGCGGCCACCACGAGGGCTATCATAACGATGCGGGCCGCTGCCTCCACGAGGTAGGTTGCGGCTGCACCGGGCTTCCCTTCGAGTGCAAGACCAGCGACGACGAATATTACGGCGTCGAGATCGGGCGGGCGCCATGAAACAGGGGCACAATCTGTTCGTGGCCGCCACGGCGGCCGAGGCGAAGGCGAAGGCCGCGCGCGGCAATGGGGAGCGCTCATTCGGTACGCTTCGCATCACCCTGGCCGGTCAAGCGCTCGTCGGCCTCGGCGTTTGGACGCCGTATCCCGAGAGTTGGACGTTTAGCGAAGAACCGAGCCATGCCGACAGGCTGCGTTGGCGCGCCGAATGGGCCGTGGCACAGGCCGACGCCATGCTGGTCGCGCTCGGCTTGGTTGCGGAGGAAAGCTAACCATGAGCTTCGCCCAGCCCGTCAACAGCCGCGGCCGGCGGCATGATCCCGACCAGGAGGGTAAGCGGCAGGTGCCGCTCGCCGTCACTAACCCGGTCTTCTCTCAGCTGATCAAGCTCGGCCAGAAGGAAAAGAAGACGCCCGTCGCCATGGCACAGGCACTTTTCGAAGAGGCCTATGCGGCGCGCTGCCTCGGCAAGAGCGCGCTCCCGGAAGCGCATCCGCCCGCCTTCCCCTGTCAGATCGGCGTCGGCAGCGGCGACGGCTCCCTTTTCGTCCACGGCAGTCATGAAGCCATCATGGCCGTGCGCGAGCTCGTCGGTGCGGTCGAGACGCTGATCGGCGAGCGGGACGCGGCCAGGCGCGAGCTCGATGAGTTGCGACGCGTGACAGTGTGGGCGCCGTCGCTACCAAAGCCCGCAAAGCCGGAGCCCCCGCCGGCCCCGCCCGGCAAAGGCACTGTAAGGGCGGTGCTCACCATGCGCGGCCTCGGGGCAGTGCCGGCCGAGATCGCCAAGGAGCTCGCGCTGCGGCCGGACGTGGTGCGCCAGGTGCTGAAGGAGGCGGAAGCGTGAGCTGGCTTCGCCGCCGCCTTTCCCCCTGGCGGTGGCGCGCCAGGCTGCGGTGGCAGAATGCGGCGCGCTGGCTCGGCCGCGTTCGCGACTGCCACCGCAACGCCGCCAAGCTAGCGGCGATCGAGCAGGCGCTGAATGCCCGCTCCCTGTTTGCGAACCCTGACCACATGGAGATGATCGCCGACGAGATCGATTGTGAGGGCGGTTGCGAACATGGCTGGCACGAGTGGGACACTAACGCCAGCGGGTGCCATCGGTCGGAGCGTGGCGACTACTGCCCCAACGACCTGGCCGAGACCCTGCGCGATCTCGCCAAGGCCTCGCGCTCGGCCTAGCCCTTCGCCTTCTCCGGCCCGATCTCCTGGCGCAGGATCAGCGCGCCGTGGACGAACTGGACGACGCGGCCGGGCCGGTGCTTCAAGGCCTCCTCATAGGCGGCCTTGGCCACGCTGACATTGCCGGCCCAGGCCATGACCTCGCGCTTGCCCTCCGGGCTGATGCTGACCACCTCCCAATCGCTGCCGACCTTGTTGCCCATTGCTGCCTCTCGATAGGAACGAAAGCAGAACATAGAGCAAGAGTCCGCGCCGGCGTCAAGCCGGCGGGATATCCTCAAAACGCATACGAAGCGCCTGCGGAGGTTGCGGGATAGGCTCCCTTTCAAGCAGAGCAAAAGCGCCAGCGACGATCCGCTTCTCGTGAGCTTTGAAATTCGCCAGCATGTGTTTGTGATCGCCATCGCCGCCGAGCTGCTGGAGCGCGGGACTACCGATGACGACCGCGACGCGCTGGTCTGCCTCTTTGTCATCGAACCAGAAGCGCACGCCTTGGTCCCCTGCCCCGTACTGGGCCGCATTCTCGCGATCGTAGACCCATGCCATGATCAGCCTCCCTCCGGCCGATCCTGTGCGATACCGGCGCGGCCGTCTAGACGCACGCATGAAGGCGCGGCATGGTTGCACCCGGCGGGAGGCGGTTGGCATGCACAGGTTAATCGTGGCGGGGCCGCTGATGGTGGCTCTGCTCGCCGCAGGGCCGACGAAAGCGCAGCGTCCGATCGAAAATCCTCCTTCCGAGCTTCTCTGCGCCGTGGAATGGCGTAGGTACAGCAGCGAGCTTCGTAAGTCGGTCATCAGGCTGCGCTGTAGTGACGAGAAATTCACAGCAGGATTGGCGCAGGTTTACGATGGCGCTGCGGCCTGGGAAGGCATTCTAGCCTGCCCGGTTTTCGACTGCGGACGGGACAAGATCACCATCTATTCGGAAAGCCCGATAGAAGACGGGCAAGCACTGACCTGCCGAGAGGTGGGCAGGCTATTGCCGCGTGAATGGGCCTGTCAGCATAAGCCGCGCTAATTTCCCCACCAATCCAACCCCTGCACCCGCTTCAGCGCGCGCGTGATCACGCTCGCATCGCTCTCGCCGGGCCGGCGGATCGCCTCCAGATGGACCAGTGCCTCGGGCTCGAGTTGCACCTGGATCAGCCTGCCGCCGCGCTCGCGCAGCGCCTGGCGCGCATGGCGCTTGCGGGCGGCAGCTCCGGCATCGGCGGGGTGTATCTGCGGGCGGGCCATCGTGCTAGATCCCGGTTCGGTTTCGGGCGGGGTTCGCCTCTCCGGGCGGTTGACCGCCCGAAGCCATGCCCGGCGGCCTGCCAGCCGCCGGGCGCTTCCCTATCAGCCTCTCGGCGCAAAGAGGTCAATCTGCCGGCTCTGGTCGCCGAACAGCGGCAGGGCGGACATGTCGAAGTCCTGCACCGCCCGCGCCTGCCTGCGCCGCCCCTGAAGCGCGCCAAGGGCGGCGTTTAAACGGCGAGCGCGCTCCTCGGCGGTTTCGGCCAGCAGCACGATCGGCGCGGCCGCGACGGTGCGGGCAGCAACCGGCAGGGCCGGGGCCGCGACCTCCTCCGCCGCGCGCTCCTCGGCGTCGGCAGGCTCGGCCAGGGCGAGCCCACGCAGATACGTGACCGCCTTGCTGGCATCGCTGGCGGCGGCGACAAAAGCCGTCTCGTGATCCTTCAGGAACTTGATCCAGCAGGCCAGATAGGACGCGGCGTCGTCGTCATTGTCGAAGCCGAACTCGGCCGAGAGGAAGGCGGCCGAGAGCTCGGCGACCAATTCCTCGTAGGTGTATTCCTGGTCACCGAAACGCTTGCCCTTGGTGCGGTTGAGCCGCCTGTCGGCGCCGGTCCAGTGCGCCAGCTCGTGAAAGGCGGTGCCGTAGTAGGCATCAGACGAGACGAAGGTTTCGAAGGCCGGCAGGTTGATGAAATCAAGATCGCGGCGGTAGTAGGCGCGGCCTTCGCCATGGCGGATCTCGGCGCCGGTGCTGGCCAGAAACTCCTGCGCGAGTTCGTCGCGCTGGCCAGGATTGACTGCGACGGCGACAGGCTGGAGCCCCGCCGGCAGGCCGTCGCACTGCGCGACGTTGAAAACCGTGTAAGCCTTCAGGAAGGGGATGCGGCGCAGCTTCCCGGTTTCCTCATCCTCGCGCTCGATCGTGCTCACGAAGATGATCTGGCTTCCGCGCTCGCCCTTGCGCACGCTGCCGCCGGCTTCGAGCGCCTGCTTGAAGGTCAGCCAGCGCGCGCTTTCATAAGCGTTCTCCTGCTGCGCGATCCAGAGCAGCGGCACATTCGCGCCGGAATAGGCGCGGCCGGTGATGGCGTTACGGGGCATCGCCCCGGTCCCTTTGCTGCTCCAGGACTGACGCCACGGCGCAACGCCAGCCTCCAGCTTGGCGAGGATGCGGGCGGTGATCTCGGCGTGAAGATTGCGGGCCATGGTGTTTCTCCGGGTCGGTTGGTGGCGCCTGCCAGCGCCGTGAGACACGTTTTAGGACATGTCCCAAAACTAAGTCAAGTGACTTTTCACATATAATTCACATCAATCTCAAGCCACTGATCCTGCTGGCATATCGGTGCCATGGCTGTGGAAACACTGTGGACAACGGGCCGTTTGACCCCGCGACGGCAGATTGACAGCGAGGTGCAAATCAGATGGGCGTGTGAAACTTCACTCAACCGGACGAAGACGCGCCCATGGCCCTCGCCTGCCCGCTCCCTGCAACCCTGTTCAGCGTCGCGATTGTTTCGCGCGGCTCTACGGGGGCGGGGCCGGCAGGTGTTGCAGGCCTGTTGCGGTGGGTGTTGCAGCGTAAAGCACTGCAATCGCTCGTCTTTTCGGCTTCTCAACACCTGCAACGCCTGCAACGCCGCTTTGCCTCGCATACACGTACACGAGGGCGGCGCGTGGCGAGTGGGTGCGCTCGCGCGGGCGGGTTCGGGGGTGTTGCTAGTGTTGCAAGTGCTGCAAAGCCAGAATGTATATATAAATCAATATCTTGCTCTGCAACGCCGGCCGCAACGGTAGCGATGGCGGCGAGGCAGGGTGTTGCGGGTTTCGCCTGCTCGGTCGGCCCCGTGGCACCTGAGGTAATTAAATATCCTCGGATATTCAATGACTTGGGTGGCACGTGCCGCTCCGGCGCCGAGATCGGCCGAAATGGGGTGTTTGGTGCGCGTGCGCCGGGCTCGCCGGCAGCTGGCGCGCCGCTCGGCGGCGCGACCAGGCGCGGCATCGACCTGGGCGAAAGCGGCCATTTTCGGCCTTCGTCGCCAGTTTCGGTGCCGCCAGCCGGATGGGATCGCAAGCAATTTCAACACGTTACGCCGCGCTCGCGCTTAACCGTTCGGGTTAACCGGGGGGCGGCGTCGCGCCAGAACCACCCCCCCCGGTCGGCCGGAGACCCCACCCCCCGGCTTCGGCCGGCCCCCTCTTTCGTCTCCCCCTTCGGTGCGCCTGTCGGCGCCCTCCGGGCCCTTTCTGCTGGGCATGGCGAAAACAGGGGTCGGTTGGAAATCGGGGCCGGGGGCGCCGGGGCTCGGGGACAGGGTGCGGCGAAGACATGCGCCCTGGTGAAGGCGGGTTCCGGGGAGTTCTCACATGGCTGAGCCCAACGGCATCACCGGCGCGGTCGCCGGGCTCCTGGCCGAGGCCAAGGCGGCACTACCGGCCGAGGGCGAGCAGCTCGACCTGCTGGCCGCCTCGCAGCGCCCGTCCGGCGAACGGTTGAGCTGGGACGCCGGCAAGGTCGCCGGCGAGGTCGAGCGTACAGCCAAGGCTGGCCGGCCGAAGGGCGCGCAGAACCTCGCGACCCGCGACCTGAAGTCCTGGATCGTCCGGCTGCTCGGCGGCACGCCGCAGGAGCAGATGGCGCGCTGGGCGATGCTGGAACCGGAAGAGCTGGCGAAACGGCTCAGCTGCACTGTTGCGGAGGCCTGGGACCGGCAACAGGCGATCCGGCGCGAGCTGGCGCCCTATTTCATGGCGCGGATGCAGCCGGTCGACGATCAGGGCCGCCCGGTCCCGCTCGTCGCGCTCTCGATCGGCGGCCAGGTCGCCGGCGGCGCCGATCGCAAGCCTTGGGAAGTCTGGTTCCAGAACGGCGAGGCGGCTGAGGTTATCGACGTGGTACCACCGGAGGCCTCGGCATGACCCTCCTCCACTGCGGCACACTCGGCGAGATGCTGCGCAGTTACGACGCCGGCGCAGCGCTGCTCCTCGAAAGCGCCGGGCCGGTCTCGGACGCCTTCATCATGTCGAACGGCACCCGCGACCTGCTCTCCGGCCCGGTCGGCTCCGGCAAGACCACGGCCTGCGTCAAGCGGACGCTGCGCCGGGCTATGGTCCAGCCGCCGCTCCTGCACAACGGCAAGCGCCTCCAGGGCGCGCCGCGCCTCTATCGGCTGAACGCCTATCGCGAGACCTACAAGGACATCTGGCAAACGCTCGTCCCGAGCTGGTGCAAGATCCTCGATCCCGACAAGATCGGCGCCAAGCTGACCGGCTCGTCGCCGCGCCCCGGCAAGTTCGAGCTCGACTTCGACGACGGCCACGGCCCGATCAGTATGGAGATCAACTTCCTCGCCTGGGGCGAGGATGCCGACCCCGACAGCCTCGGCGGAACCGAGAGCACCGATGCGATGCTCAACGAGATGCCCACGCATCGCGAGGACCTGTTCATCAATCTCGGCCGCACGGTCGGCCGTTTCCCGAACCGGGGCGAGATCGGCCTGCCCGACGATCCCGCCATCCCCTATGGCGCAATCTTCGGCGACGGCAACGCACCGGAGCCCGACAGCTGGGTATTCCGCGACTTTTGGGGACCAAAGAAGCCGAAGGGCTATCGCCATTTCCGCCAGCCCGGCGGGCTCGAACCCGATGCCGAGAACCTGCAGGCGGTCGGCCGGGCCTATTATCTCGCCATGGCCGAAGCCAACCGGCATCGCGAGTGGTGGCTCAAGATCAAGGTCCACCACAAGCCGGGCTACAACCGCGAAACCGACGTGATCTACGCCGATTTTGACGATGACGTGCATGTCTCGCAGGAGCCGCTGAAGGTCTATCCGATCCTGCCGGTCCTGCTCGGCTTCGATGGCGGCGCGACGCCGGCAGCGGCCTTCATGCAGGAGCTGGCGGACGGCACGTTGCACATCCTCGCCGAGGTCGCGCTCCAGCGCGGCGACGAGTTCGATCTCGCCCGCGCCTGCCAGGTCATCATGGGCTCGCCGCGCTTCGCCGGATGCGAATTCCATGCGGCTTGCGACCCGGCGATGGACGCGGGCGACGATCTGACACTCGGCTCGATGCGCTCGCGCTTGGCGAAGGAGCTGGGCATCAAGATCGCCCTTGCCCGCACCAACGATCCCGAAAGCCGGCATGCGCCGATCCGCGGGAAGATCGAGGGCGGCAAGCGCAAGCTCAAGGTCGACGCCGTCCATTGTCCGACGATCCGCCGGGCGATGGCCGGCACCTACCAGTACCATGTCACGCGCGGCACCGGCGATCGCGGCCGGGCGGTGAAGAACCGCGACAGCCACGTCATGGAGGCGGCCGAATACGCCGCGATGCAGTGCGGCACCGAAGCCGCCCGCGTCCGCCGTTCGGAGCGCGACCGGATGCGCGAGGAGCGGATGCGCGGCACCGGCAAGCGCGGCGATGTGCCCAAGCGCTACAACCCGCTTCGGAGGGCCTGATGCTGATCCGCTCCAACGCCGCCGTGACGAAGGCCGACATCGCCTGGGTGGTGGCGAATATGCGCGAGGTCGATCGGCGTGAGATATTCGCCTGCCGCTTCACCAGCGAAGACGCCGATCTGATCGACGATATCGAAGGCGGCCGGCCGCTGATGCCGTGGCTCGACGCGCTCTGCAGCGATGCCGGCGAGCCTGTGGCGCTGCTCGGTGTCTGGCTGCTCGGGCCGCGCGTCGGCCAGGCGCTGATGCTGGCGACCGATGCCTGGCCGTCCATCGCGCTGGCGGCGCATCGCTATGTTGTCAGCCGCTTCATCCCCTTCGTCGTCGTCCCGAATTTCCAGCGCCTCGAATGCCGGGCCTGGGTTGGCCACGCGCAGTCGCGCGCCTGGCTCGCTCGCCTCGGCTTCGTTGAGGAGGGGCTTTGCCGCGCCGTCGGCAAGGCCGGCGAGGATTTCGTTCAGTGCGCGCTTTTGCCAGGGGAGGCCTGACCGCATGTGCAAGAATTTCGCGAAGATGCTTGGCGGCTCCAGTCGCCAGGAGCGGGTGGCGCAGGCTGCGGCGCAGGACCAGCAGGCCAAGGCCGCAGCCGCGATGCGCGAGGCGATGCGCCCGCCGCAGGACAATGAGCAGGCGCGCAAGGCCTCGGAGAACGCGATGCGACGGCTCGCGGGCATGCGCGGCGTGCGCTCGGCGGTCGGCGCCGGCGGGCGCGGCGACCTCGCGGCGCCGTCGGTCGGCCTCAAGATGCTGATGGGGTCGTGACGATGCTATCGAGCCAGGACGCGCTGCGCCGCCATGAGGAGATGAAGTCCGTCCGCGCGCTCGAGGAGGGCGACTGGGACGACAACGCCCGCCTGTTCGCCCCGGACCAGGTCGTCAGGCCAGGCACGAACCGCCGCCCGCGCTATGACGAACTCTATGACGCCACTGGCCTCCTGGCGCTCGATAACTTCGTCGGCGGCATCTACGGCCAGCTCACCAACCCGGCCAATCGCTGGATCGAGATCGCAACCGACGACGAAGACCTGAACCGGTGGCAACCGGTCAAGGCCTGGTCCTATCTCGTCACCAGCACCATCCTGTCGTCGATGGGGCCGGCGATATCGGCCTTCTACGAGCAGATTTCCAACGTCTTCGCCGATACCGGCGTCTTCGGCATGGGCACGATCGCCCAGGAGGAGGATGTTGGTAAACAGCGGATCGTCGATCGCGCCATCCCGCTTGGGCAGAGCTACATCGATGTCGACGCTCATGGCGAGATCGACCGCTTCCACCGCGAATTCGAGCTGAAGGGCCGCCAGCTCAAAGGCTGGTGGGGCGCAATCGATGGCGCGCAGGACGATCGAACCTACAAGATCATCCATGCCACATGGCAGAACGAGAACGCCAACCCGCGCCGTCTCGGGCCGGAACACGCCGCGGTGTGCTCGCTCTACTGTTCGCCTGATCTGAAGGGCCTGGAGCGGCGCGGCGGCTATTTCGAGATGCCGTATCACACGGCGCGCTGGCGCACGCGGACAACTTCGCCATACCCGGTCGGCCCGGCCCATGTCGCCAGGCCCGATGCCGATATGCTCCAGGAGATGGAGCGTAGCCATATCGTCGCGGCGCAGCACGCGGCCGAGCCTGTCAAGCTGGTGCATGACGAGGCGGTTTTCAACGCATCGGACTGGGTACCGAACGCCATCCTGCACGGCACGATGAGCGACAGCGGCAAGCGCCTGGTCGACACGCTGGAGCGCGGCGGCGATCTGCGCCTCTCGGCGGCGCAGTCGGAGCAGCGGCGCAATGCCGTGCGCGAGGCGCTGTTCTTCTCGCTGATGCTCCAGCTCAAGGATCGGCCGCAGATGACCGCGACCGAATTCCTCGGCTTCCAGGAGGAGCGGCTGCGCCTGATGGGGCCGCACCTGATCCGCATCATGCGGATGCTGTCGAGCTTCATCGCCCGCCGTTTCGGCATCTTGCAGCGCGCCGGCCAGCTGCCGCCGCCACCGCCGGAACTCCAGGCGCGCCGGCTGGAAATCCTCTATCAGAGCCCGCTCGCCAAGGTGCAGCAGATGGCGACGGCCCGCGCCGCGATGAATTACTTCAACGCGGTGACGCAGGCGGCGCAGCTCGATCCCGAAGCGGCCGACAAGCTCGACCTCGATGCCTATCTCGACGTGGTGCATGAGGGCTTCGGGGCGCCGCCCTCGCTCCAGCGCGACCCGCGCCTGGTCGAGCAGCGCCGCCAGAGCCGCGCCCAGGCGCAGCAGCAGGCCGTCGCGCTGGAGCAGACCGGCCAGGCGGTGACGATCGCCGCCGAGGCCGCCCATGCCGAGCAGGCCGGCTCGCTCGCCAAGCAGCGGGCGGCCTGATGGAAAAGCTGCGTCTCTGGTTCAAGGCCTTCTGGCAGCACCCCGGCAACCGGCGCGGCGTGCTCGACGGCTATGTCGAGCTCGGCCGCAACCGCCTCCTGATGGCAGACATCGCCCTGCGCGGCGGCGTCTTCGCCCTCGACTACAATCCCGCCCGCACCGCCCGCGACGACGCGATCGCCGAGGGCCGCCGCCAGCTCGCCCTCGAATTGTTCAAGGCCGCCAAGCTGGACCCGTCCGACCTCTATTCCCTGATGGAAGAGCGCCGGCCGCCCCCACAAGAACAAACCGGAGGACGTAGATGATCGACCCGAACGCCCCGCCGGCCCCGGCACCTGCGCCGACGCCTGCTCCTGCACCATCGCCGAGCCCGGCACCCGAAGCCGCACCTGCCCCCGCGCCGACGCCGGCCCCCGCCCCTGCGCCGACGCCCGCTCCGGCGGGCGACCCGCCGCCTCCCGCCGACGCCAATCCCTGGTGGGGCAAGCCGGATCTCGGGCTCGACCAGGACACCGCGAATTTCTATGCCGGCCGCAATGCGCCCTCGCTCGCCGAGGCGCTGAAATCCGGCATGCACGCGCACAAAGCGGTCACCGACCGCAACGTGCTGGCAAAGCCCGACCCGGCCAAGCTGGAGGAATGGGGCGGCTGGAAGGACCTCGGCTGGGTCGAGAACCGCGAGGAGTACAAGCCGGCGACGCCGAAGGCCGACGCGCCGGAGGGGTACACCTATGATGAAGGCCTGGAGAAGACCTTCGTCGACGCCTGCCATGCGGCGCGCGTGCCGGTGTCAGCCGTCGAGAAGGTGCTGAAGCAGACCATGGGCGCCGATTTCGAGCGCTTCAAGTCGCTGTCGACGACGATGGTTCAGCAGGAGCAGCAGGCGACGCAAGCTCTCCAGACCAAATGGGGGCCGCAATACGAGGCCAACAAGACGCTCGCCCAGCGCGCCTTCAAGTCCTTCGCGCCGGCGGGCATGGACGCCGCCGTGCTCGACGAGGTCATGGGCGCCTCCGGCATGGTCGAGCTGTTCCACAATATCGGCGCGGCCATGGGCGAGGAAAAGCTGGTCCTGCCCGGCGCCGGCGGCGGCCTCGGCGCCCGCTCCGAAACCACGATCCGGGCCGAGCTGAACCAGCTCCAGAGCGGGGAGGCGGACGCCCTGACCGACCCCCGCAACCTCCGCCATGGCGAGGTCAACAGCAAGCGCCGGGCCCTGCTCGACGAGCTGGCGCGGGTAGGCGGGCGCTGACCGCCCGCATTCTTCCTGAAACCGCAAGAGGAGAGACCAGATGACGAAGACGCCGAAACCCGCCCCTGCGCCTCTGCCGGCACCCGCCTCCGAGACGGCGCCGGAGCCCGCTCCTGCCGCTGCGCCGGCAACTGCCCCCGAGGCGGCGCTGGCTGTCGACGGCGGCGCCGCCGCCGGCGAACAGTCTCGCCCGGCCGTGCCTGACGCCGCCTGCGGCGAGGCGGTGCGCGCCTTCCTGGCGGACTGGAACGAGGATCGCCCGGCCGAGGCCGCCGCCGGCGGCTATGGCGCAACGGCGCGCGACCGCTGGGCCGAGCAGCGTTTCGACGCGATCCCGGACGGCGACGTGGTGGCGTCGGGTTGGATTTTCTCCTTCCGCGAAAGCAGGTTCATCGGCGCTGCCGCGCTCGATCAGGTGCCGCCGGTCTTCTTCCCTGCCGGTCATGCTGTTCCGATGGCGGCAACCGACTGAGGACTCTTGACAATTGGCCCGGCGCATTCATAGCGTCGGGTCAATCGGACAGGTGATTTGCTCACCTTGCTACCCGGCCGCACCTTCGCTGTCCGAGCGTTGCCCGCCTGCAAGCCCCGTAAGCCGGGGCCGTCGACCGGACGTTAAGCGCTAGGCCTTGCCCGCGCATCAGCGCCGCCACCCTGGCCGAAACCTGAACCGACTTCCGTTCAACGTTTCGTCAGAGGCCCCCATGCCCGAAATTTTCGGCGACGTGCGCTCGCAGGCGCAGACCCATTATTCCAACAACGTCCAGTTCGCCCTCTCGCGCCTGCCGGCGCCGATCGAGCAGAGCTTTTCACCGATTGCCAATATGAAGGGCAAGGAGATGCAGGCCGTCGAGCTGATCGGCCGCTCGAAGGCCCGCCGCAACGCGCCAGCCAACGCCCCGACGCCCAACATCCCGCCCTCGCATGCCGGCATCTTCGTCTCTCCGCAGAGGGTCGATTGGGGTCGTACGATCCCGAAGGAAATCGAGATCATGAACGCGGTCGATCACAAATCGACCTATGTTCAGGAAGGCGCGATGGCGGTGCGCGAAGGCATCGAGGACATTTGCCTCGAAGCCATCTATGGGCCGCGATACGTCAAGAACCTCGAAGACGGCGCGCCGACCGCCGTCGTCTACGATACCGCGAACCGTATCGCCGCCGACTATGAGGTTGCGGCGACCAACACCAATCTCACCGTGCGGAAGCTGACAGCGGGCATCCGCAAGCTGATCCAGAACGGTGTCAATGTCGATTACGAAGACCTCTATCTCCTGCTGACCGGCATCCAGAACGAAGCCTTGTACAAGCAGGTGGAGATCACGTCGCAGGACTTCCGCAGCAAGAACAAGATCCAGATCGAGGAAAAGCGGGTCACCGGCATCCTCGGGATCACGTTCATCTCGTGCGAGGCGCTGCCCTTCCTGTCGGCGAACCTGCGTCGCTGCCCGCTCTACTGCAAGTCCGGCATGCATGCCGGCCCGGCGATGCCGATGACCACCGAGATCGAGAAGAGCGTCGCCATGCAGTACCAGTGGCACCCCTATATCGAAGCTTGGCACGCCGCCACGCGCTCCGAGGACGGCAAGGTCATCGACATCATCTGCGACGAGACCAAGTAGGCCGTCCGGCCTGCTCCGCTCCCGCATGCCCTGATCGTGGCGCGCCGCCCCGGCGGCCCGCCTTCTCCCGCAACCAGACCAGGAGGCCGTCATGGCCCAGCGCACTGTCTATTCCAAGGCTCGGCCTGACCCGGCCCGCGGCCGCCGGCCGAGCGCCTTCAACGCCCAGGCCGAGATGAGCGCGATCCACGAGAACTTCGCCGTGCTTGGCGACGACAGCATCGGCACGAAGTTCTATTTCGGTCGCGTCGCCTCTTCGGCGATCGTGCTCCCGAACTCGATCCTGCACCACACGGGCATAACCTCGGCGACGCTGAATATCGGCTTCGAAGACCCGCGCGGCGTCATTGCGGCGCAGCCGGCCGTGCTCGCCTCGGCGCTCAACATCGCGGCCGCCGGTACGAAACAGATCAACGCCGCCGTCGCGGTCGCGAACCTGAACAAGCGCGTATGGGAACTGCTCGGCCTGCCGAACGATCCCGGCCAGGAACTCGACCTGGTCGGCACGCTCGCCGCAGCCGCGACGCTCGCCGGCAATCTGTCCGTCTTCGTCCACATCGGGCGGGAAGGCTGATGTCCACGGCCGCGCTCCTCGTCGCGGCCGTCAACGGGGCGCTGGCTCATCTCGGCCAGCCCCCGATAACTTCGCTCGACCAGGAGATGCACGCTGCACGCACAGCCAAGGCGCTCTGGCGCGGGGTGCTCGATACCTGCCTGGTCGCGCACAGCTGGAACTTCGCCGAAACCGACGACTATGTCCCGGCCGCGACCAGCATCGTCGCCGATGCACGCGGCTGGTACCGCCACAACCTGCCCGACGATCTGCTGCAAGTGGTGAGGATTGAAGGGCTCGGCGCCGGCGACTGGAAGGTGATGGCGCCGGAAAACCCGAGCGCCGACGACGCCGCGCAGGCGCGGCGCCTGTTCTCCCGCATCCTGACCCCGACGGTCACGGCCACCTGGCGCGTCGTCAATGCCGGCCTCTGGTCGCCGCTCTTTCGCCAGTATTACGAGTTCGAGCTGGGGGCCGCCATGGCCGGCCCGGTCGGGCGCGATGCCAGCAAAGGCCCTGAGCTGCGGGCCGAAGCGCGGCTACTGCTCCAGCCGGCGAAGCGCCGGGATGCGCAGGAAGGCGCCAGCCGCGAGATGCCGCGCGAGACCGGCTGGCTGGCCGCCCGCCGGGGAGCGCGCCGATGAGCGTCCTCGAAAGCCAGCTTTCCTTCGCTGCGGGCGAAATCTCGAAAGCGCTTTGGGCCCGCCGCGATCTCGCCAAGCGCCAGATCGCCGTGAAGCGCGCCGAGAACGTCGTTGTCATGCTCGAAGGCGGCCTGACGCGCGCGCCCGGCACACGCTACGTCGCGAACCTCAAGAACGAGGCGCGGGCCATGGAGTTCGTGCCGTTCCGGTTCTCGCGCACCGACGCCTACATGCTGGTGATAAACGGCGGCGTCATCCGCTTCTATCTCAATGGTGGCGTCGTCGAGGTCGAGCCGGGCGTCCCGCTGGAAGTCACGATCCCCTGGCCTGATGCGCAGCTGCCCAACCTGCGCTGGCAAGGTGTCGCGGACAGCATCTATTTCGTCTGCCCTGGCTTCGTCCCGAGAATTCTTAAACGCGTCGGCGCGACCACCTGGACCCTCACCGAGTATCTGCCGACCAATCCACCGCTTGAACCGCAGAACCTCGACGAAAGCAGGATCATCACCGCCTCGGCGGCGACGGGTTCGCTCGTCCTGACCGCGTCGCATGCGATCTTCAACGCGGGTCACCAGAACACGACCTGGCGGCTCGACGAGACGTCGCTCGATACGGTCGCCCTCTGGCAGTCGGGCGAGACCGTAGCCGTGGGCAATGAGCGCCGCTGGCAGGGCCGGGTCTACCGCGCGATGAACAATTCGGAGACCGGCCCGAACCCCCCGGTGCACGATCGCGGAGACCAGCTTTCGGGATTGGCCAAGACGATCTGGCGCTTCGTTCACGCCGGCTACGGCTATGTCAAGATCACATCGCTGAACAGCGCGACATCCGCCAATGGGGTCGTCGTCGGAACGGAACTGCCGCTGACGATAGCCTCGACCGGCACCTATCGCTGGTACGAAGCCGGCTGGTCAGGCGAGCGCGGTTATCCTGAGCATGTCGCGCAGCTCGACCAGGCCCTGTTGTTTGGCCGCAAGGATACCGGCTGGCGAACCCGCCCCGGCGATTTCTACGATTTTGAGATCGACGCGACAGAGCATAGCGCACTGATCTTCCGGCTCGGCGCGCCTGATGGCGAGCTGCCCAATATCGAATGGCTGAAGACCTCGGGCGTGATCGTGGCCGGCTGTACCGGCTCGGAGTGGATCATCAGGGGCTCATCCCCATTCGATGCGTTGACGATCGCCAACATCAAGCCGGTCCAGAGCAAACAGGAAGGCTCGTCGAAGCACCGCCCGGTCATGGTCGACGGCGGCGTCATCTCGATCGGCCTCAACCGGCGCGACCTGTTCTTCTGTCAGTTCAGCAGCCTGGCAGACGATCTCGACGTGCAGATGGTGACGAAGTTCGCGCGCCATATCCTGAAGGGCCGGGCCATGGGCCTCGCCTATCAGCGCAATCCGCACCGGATCGTCTGGGCCTGGTGTGCCGACGGCTCGCTGCGCGCGCTGACCTTCCGCCCGACCGAGGACACGATGGGCTGGACCCGTCGGCCCATGGTCAACGGCTTCGTCGAATGCGCAGGGGTCGTACCAACCGAGACAGGCGAGCGCGACGAAGTCTGGCTGATCGTGCGCCGCATCATCAACGGCGTGCAGCGCCGGTACATCGAGGTGATGCAGGGCTTTTTCGAGCCATTCGACGAGGACGAGCCCGACGCAACCGGAGCCTGGTTCCTCGACTGCGCGCTGGGCTTGGTGGCTGAGGCGCCCGTCACGGTGATCTCCGGGCTGGCGCACCTGGAGGGCCAGCAGGTCGCGGTGTTCGCGGATGGTGCCATGCAGGCGGGCAAGACCGTTGCCGGCGGAACGGTCACCTTGGACCAGCCGGCACAGAAAATCATCGTCGGCCTGCCGCAGCACTGGGCGATCAAGCTTCTTCCCATCGATAGCCAGGACAGCAAGACCCTGGGCAAGCGCGCCCCGCATGTGACGCTCGATCTCGTCGACAGCGCAGGCGGATATATGAGCGTAAACGGCGGCGACCGCGAGCCGCTTCAGCCGACGGGCGGGACGCTGCTCGGCACGGCGATCGCGCTCACCACCGGTCCGGTCGCGGTCAACCCGGCGGCGCCGACCGAGACGACGCTCTCTGTCGAAATGTGGAGCGAGGACGCCCTGCCCTTCACCCTGTCGGCCGTCAATGTCGACATCGACGCGAGGCGGGCCTGATGTGCGTCGACCCGATCACCGGTGTAGCAATGGGCGCGACCGCGCTGGGCGGCGGCATCTCGGCCATGGGCCAGCTCAGTGCCGGGCGTGGCACGGCGCGCGCGGCGCGCATGCAGGCCTGGATGGCGCAGGAAAACGCCAAGACGGCGCTTGCCAAGGGAGCCTTCGATCAGGCGCGGCTGCGCGACCAGGTCGATACGGTTCTCGCCAACCAGACGGCGAGCGTAACGGCGCGCGACATCGACCCGGCCTATGGTTCGCCGCTGGTCGCGCAGGGCCTCTCGGCGATGCAGGGCGAGGCCGATGCCATGCTGATCGGGGCCGGCGCCCAGCAGAGCGCGGCCGAGCAGATGTGGAGCGCTGCCGGCTCGCTCGGCAAGGCGCAGGACGCCAAGCAGGCCGGCATGATCGGGGCTGGCACCGCGATCCTTTCGACGGTCTCGCAATGGGCCTCGCTCGGCGGCGCCGGTAAGGGCGGCGCCGGCACCCCGACCAGGGCGACCGGCGCCCAGATCAATCCAGGGTGGACGGGCTCGCCGTTCACGCTCTACTGACATGGCGGGCTTCGAGACATACACCTCGCGCGTCGCGGCCCCCGGCCCGCAGGCCCTGCCGCAGCTCGACGATCGCAGCGCCACCGCCGCCGCCAGCGTGCGCGCCGGCCAGGCGCTCGGCCAGTTCGGTAACCAGCTGCTCGCGGCGCAGAAGGCCGCGCAGAAATCGCGGGCCACCTCCGGCTATCTGGAGAAGACGGCCGAACTCGACAAGCGCTTCGAAAACGACGCCGATCCCGCCACGGCCGCTGACCGCTACGCCGAGGAAGAACTCAAGATCCGGGAGGACCAGCTCGGCACTGTTGCCGATGCGACCGAGCGCGACCAGCTGCGGACCCAGCTCACGCGCTACGGCGTCAGCAACCAGAGCCAGGCGCGCGGGACCTTCCTGAAGCGCCAGGCCGATGGCTATACGGCCGATCTCGACGCGCAGCAGACGGGCGTTCTCAACCGCGCCGGCCGAGCCGGCTCGCCGGCCGAGCGTGACGCCGCGACGAAGACCTATTTCGAGCAGGTCGACGAAGGCGCGAACAAGGGCTGGATCAGTCGCCAGGCGGCCGAGGCACGCAAGGCCGGCGTGGCTCGCACACTCGATGATGGCGACGCGCAGAAGCTGATCCAGGAGAACCCCGGCGCCGCGCTGACGGCGCTCGCCGATCCGCAGCGCTTTCCGACGCTGACGCCGGAGGTGCGCCAGTCGCGCATGCAGCAGGCCCAGGCGCGGGCAGATGCGCTGGGCAGCGCCGAGCTGACCAATGTCGCGCGCTTCGCGCCCCTGCGCGCCGTCGCCATGATCGGCCGCGTCGCCAATCGCGAGCAGGTCAGCCAGGTGGTCGCCCAGGCGCTGATCCCGCAGGAGAGCAGCGGCGATCCGAATGCGACGAGCCATGCCGGCGCCGCCGGCCTGACCCAGTTCATGCCGGACACCGCCCGCGCCGTCGCGCGGCGCATGCGCCTGACCGATCTTGAAGGGCTCGACGACGAGGGCGTGCGCGGCATACTGCGCTCCCGGCCTGATCTCGCCCGCCGCATGGGCGTGACCCATCTCGCCGATCTCACCGAGCGCTATGAGGGCCGCCTTGCTCCGGCCTTCGCCGCCTATCATGCCGGCCAGGGCAATGCCGACAAATGGCATGCGGCTGCGGCCGAGCGCTTCGGCGTCGGCTACACCCCGGCGCAGTTCGCCTCGATCGTCCCCGACAGCGTCCATGACGGCGGCCCGAACAAGCAGGGCAAGAAGACCAAGGATTATGTCGCCGACATGTTCCGCCGGCTCGGCGCCGATCCAGCGACGACCCCGAGCTTCAGCCAGGCCGGCTACTACCAGGCCGCCAACGCGGTCAATGCCGAGCTGACCAGCCAGGCCAGCGAGCAGCGGCGCGTCCTGACCCAGCTCGCCTCGGTTGCGGGCGAGGATGCCGGCAGCATCGTCGCGGCCTACAAGGCTGGTTATGCCCAGGATCCGCAGCTGGTTTCGCAGACCCGCGCGACCCTGACGCAGGCCGTCGTGGCCGGCGATGCCGGCGCGGCGCGCAAGCTGCGCGAGCTCGATTTCGTCGAGCGGATCGCCCCCGCCATGCGCGAGGCCTATGGCCAGCCGCCGGCTCGGCTCGAAGGCATGATCGCGGCCGAGGAGGCGCGCCTGGCGCAAGCGCCGCATGTCTCCACGGGTGAGCGCGAACGCTTGTCGGCGATGAAGGCGGTCGCCGAGACGATCGGGCGCGAGCGTTCCAGCAACCCGGTCGGCCTGCTGGAGCGCAGCGGCGCGGCTCCGGTCGCCATGCCGGGAGAACTCCTGGCGCGGGAGATGGCCGGCGCCCTCGCCCAGCGCGGCGAGCAGGCAGTGCAAGCCGCCGCCCGCTATGGCGCCGATGTGAAGCCGTTCAAGCCGCAGGAAGCGGCCGGGCTGAAGGCCGGTTTCGAACGCGCCAATGCCGATGAGCGCTATCGCTTTGCCCAGAGCGCCGCCGCCAGCATGTCCGGCGAGGCCTATGAGGCGGCGATGCAGCAGCTCGGCGCCGACAAGCTGACGATCACGGCGGGGAAGCTCGCGCTGCATGATCAGGGGCTCGGCCAGCGCGTGGCGCGCGGCGCGGCCCTGCTCAAGCAATCCGGGGTCGACGATGGCAAGACCGCCGACCTCAAGACTGCGCTCGCCGGCACGCTGCGCGGTTCGGTCTATCCCCCGGCCGTCCAGGCCGAGCTGGTCGACGCGGCGCTCGCCGTCTATGTCGCCGATCGCGACGGCAAGGGCGCACTGTTCGACGCCTCAGACCCTGCGGCGCTGAAGGGCGCGATCGAGGCCGTGACGGGCAAGCTCGTCAAGGTCAACGGGACCATGGTGCCGCTGCCGCGCAATATTGTCGAAGGCCAGTTCAGCGCCGCGCTCGGCGGCCTGACGCTCGCTGATCTGCCGGGCGGCATCGCCACCGGGCGCGACGGCAAGCCCGTCGATCTCGACTTCATCCGCTCGCAGGCGCGCCTTAAGCCGCAGGGCTATGGTGATGGCCGCTATCTCGTCTCGCTCCCCGGCCCTGCTGGCCAGGACGCGGCCGTGCTTGGAGCCGACGGCAAGGCGCTCGTCATCGACATGATGCCGCTGCTGAAGCGCCAGCAGGCGAGCTGGCCGGCGGCCTCGGCCGGGCCGGGCGGCGATGCCGGCGCGGCCTGGTGGGACGCGCAGCAGGGCGGTTACTGGAAGAGACAGGCGCCCGGCGCCGGCGATGTTCCGATGCAGGGCGGGCGCTATGGCACCCCGGCCGAGGAGCTGGCCGCGTCGGACCGACATGTCGCAGCCCTCGAAACGCAGCTGCGCGAGCTGGGCGATCGCCGCCACCCGGCCCCGACCTCGATCCTTGGCCAGCATCAGATGCGCACGGTCCAGGACCGGCTCGACGCCGCCAGGGCGAGCCGCGATCTGCTGCGGGGGCGCAAGCCATGAGCTGGGATGCCGCCTTCGCCGCCGAGCGCGACGCCGCCTCTCGTGGTCCCCTCGCCGCCAACCCCGCCACCTTCGGCGAAATCTGGGAGACGAGCTGGCAGGCAGCAGGCCTCGATACCGCATTCGGCGTCGGCGCGCCCTGGGCCGAGGCCCATGCCGATCTGCGCCGGGAGGTCGAGACGGCGGCCGGCATGGGCGCGGCCGAGCTGGCGAGGGCACAGGGCCGCCGCCTGACCGCGGTCGACTGGGCGGGCTCGACATTGGAGGCGCAGGCGCGCGAGCTGGCCGAGCTGGCGGGCGGTCTAACGCCCGAGCAGCAGGAGAAAATCAAACCCTATCTCGACGTGCCGGCCCGCGCCCGCGCCAAGGCGGCCGAGCGCGAGCGCCAGGCGGCCGATGTCGCCGACCGGACCTATGGCGTCTCGGGCCACGCCGTCGGCTTCCTCGCCGGCATGGCGCGCCAGGCGGTCGACCCGATCAATCTCGGCACCATGTTCGTCGGCGGCCCGTTGCGCGGCCCGATCCTGCCCATGCTGGCGCGCGAGGGCGCCTACGGTGTCGGCATCCAGGCAATCCAGGAACCGTTCATCGAAGCCGGCCGGGCGGAGCTGGGACTGGAGGCCGGCTTAGGCCGCGCGCTCGGCAACGTCCTCGAGGCAGGTCTGGGCAATGCCGGCCTTGCCGGCCTGTTCCGGGGCGGGGCCTGGCTGCTGCGCCAGGCGGCGCGCCCGGCGGATGTCATGACAGCCCGGCCGGGAGAGGCTGTCCCTGCGCCAGCGATTGAGAGCCGTTTAAACGCCCCGCTCGGGGAGTCCGTCCAGGACGCAGCGCCACTTCGCCACGGCATGGACAGCCCCGACGCCTCGCCTGCCCTGCCGGCCACCTTGCCGGCGGCCTTGCGCGAGGTCGCGCCGGAGGATTTCGACGCGCTCGCGCGCCTCGCAGACCGCGACGAGCTGGTCGACCGGCTCTCGCCGGAGCCTTCGAGCGCCGGCAAGGCGATCCATGCAGAGGCGGTCGAGGTGGCCAGTGCCCGGCTGGAAACCGCAGTCGCCGACGCGATGGCCGGTTTCGACAAGGTTCTGGCCGATCTCGATGCGCGGCTTGGCGTGGCGCCGCAGGCGGCAGCGGAGACACCAGCCGGGGTTGATACCGTGGGAGCGGCCGCGCCGGCTTCGGCCCCGAAGGCCAAGCGGACACGCCCCCTCAAGCCGGTCTCGCTCGGCCGCTTCATCGCGATGAGTGGCGGCCTGCGGCTCGACGCCGATGTCAGAAACATGGGCATCAACCGGATGTTCGTGCCTGGCGTCGGCATGGTCGGGCGCGCCAACGGGCTGCGCCTCGATGCCGATCTTGAGCCGATGCTGATCGCCGCCGGCTATCTGCGCGAGCAGGATCCGAACCTGCCCTCGCGCGACATCACGGCCGAGATCTTCGACGCGCTGGAGCAGGAATTCAAGATGAAGCGCCCGCTCTACTCTGCGGCGGACGCGGACGGGGTCGCGCGCCTGGAAGAAGAGCGCGCCTATCATGCCGACCAGCGCCTCTATGACGAGCGCCTGGCCGGCGAGATTGAAAGCGAGGCGGACGGCATTCGCACTGCCTTGCGCGAACTCGGCATGGACCCTGACAGCTTCCATCCCGGCGATATCGCCGAGGCGGCGGAACTGATCGTGCGTGGGGCCGAGCGCGATTGGGAAAGCGCCCTGGAGCGCGTTGCGATCCAGAAGGTGATGGGTGATAATCCGGGCCTGCCGGCTCTGGCCGAGATCGCCGAGGACATTCCGCCCGGCTGGGAGATAGACGATGCGGTTTCCGCCTTCGAGGCATCTGCAGATCGCGGCGCAGCTCGAAGCGGCGGCGAAGACGCAGCCGGACAAGCTGATCGCGGCCGATCTGCGCCAGCGGGCCGGGACCTTCCGCAATCTGGCGAAGCTGGCGCAGCGCCAGGCGGACAAGCAGGCGACGCGGCACTAGCCACACTCGGCCGCCTCGCGGCCGATCTGGAGGCGCCGGCTGAATACCGCGCCCGTCTCGCAGACCTTCAGCGCAGCATCGAGGCCGCCGGCGGCGACTTCACCATCCATCTCGACGGCGGCGACGTTTCTGCCCGCCGCCTGCTCGACGACATCGCCGCCGACGCGGACGCCGCCGACGCCCTGAAAGGCTGTCTAGGCCAGAATGGCGGTGACGCATGAGCGTCTTCGCCTGCCTGTTCGGGAAGGTCGAGGCCGGGCTGGTGCGTCGCGACGCGGCCGAGCGCCTGCAATATGCGGTAGAGGAGCGCCAGGCAGCGCTTCGACGTGCGCAGACGATCGCCGAAGCGCCCCTCACCTACATCGCCCTCAACATCGCCGACGATGCGACGCGGGCCGCGGCGCGCAAGGCCGATCTCGCCATCCGCACCATCCAGGCCCAGCTCGCGACGCTGGATCACGTCCAGGCCTATAGCGCCAGCGTGAAGGAGCTGCGGGCAACACCGGGAGATTTCGGCTTCGGCTCAAAGGCACCGATGCTGCTCGCCGACGATCGGAAATCGACGCTCTGGCCGGCGCTGCGCTCACTGTTCTGGCGCGATCCGCATGAGATCGCCACCGGCGGCAACGTCTATTACCTGTCGCGGACGATCAAGGGCGAGGCGCATGCACTGTTCGCCGAGGCGATCGAGCAGCTGCGGCCAAAGATGCTCGGCCTCAAGCGCGAGACGGCGCGCGAGTTCGACATGCTCGGCGCCCTCTACGGCGCGGTCGACGCGACGCCGGAAGGCCGGCTGGCGGCGCAGAGCTGGGAGCGGACGGCCAAGAGCCTGTTCGACCAGTTCAACGCCGCCGGCGGCGCGATCCCCGAACGCAAGGGCTGGCGCCTGCCGAACCCGACGCTCGACCGGAGCAAGGTCGCTGCGGTCAGCAAGGCCGACTTCATCGCCCGGATGCACGAGCTGAACAGCCGCGCCGACGTGCTCGATTTCGCGACAGGGCGGCCGCTCGACGATGCCGGCTTCGACCGTGTCATGGGCGAGGTCCATGACAATGCCGTCGCCGGTTGGGTCGACGGCCCACCGACCGCCGCCTTCGGCGGGGCGCAGATGCTGGCGAACAGCCGGCGCGAGCCGCGCATCCTCGCCCTGAAGGACCGCGAAAGCTGGCTCGCCTTCGCCAGCGAGTTCGGGGCGCATGACAGCGTCTTCGACACGATGATGAACCACATCGCCCGGATGAGCGAGGATATCGCCATGCTGCGCGTGCTCGGCCCCAACCCCGATGGGCTGAAGCGCTACATGCTCTCGCTATTCGACCGCGAGCTGCGCAACCAGACAGTGACGGCGCCGGCTGATGCCGATGCAGCGTCAAAGCTCAAGGCGCTGAAGCAGAACCGCAAGGCGGAGGACCGGCTGAAGGCGCAGCGCAAGGCCTTCGAAACGACCTGGGCGCATGTCACCGGCGCGGCCGATGTCCCGGTCAACACCGCCTTCGCGCATGCCATGGGCGATATGCGCTCGGTCCTGGTCGGCTCGCAGATGGGCTCGGCCATCATCTCCTCGATCTCCGACACAGCGACGCTCGCCATGGCGGCGCGCTTCAATGGCCTGCCGGTATCCAGCCTGATCCAGCGCGCCGTCCGCGACATGGCCGAGCCCGGCTCGGAGATCCGCGCCGCTCAAAGCGGGCTGATCGCCGACAGCATCGCCATGGGCGCCCATGGCGTCGACCGCTTCGCCGGCGAGACCATCCGCACCGGCCGCGCCGGCCAGATCGCGGGCGCGGTGGTGCGCGCTTCCGGCCTGCGGCGCTGGTCGGCGACGCTGCGCAACAGCTTCGGCCTGGAGACGATGGCGCTGCATGCCCGCGAGGCCGGGCGGCCCTTCGCCGAGCTCGAGCCCAACATGCGCGACAGCCTCCGGCGCTATGGCATTGGCGAGGAAGACTGGAACGTCATTCGCGAAACGCCACCGCACGAGGAACAGCCGAACGCCTTTCTGCTGCGGCCCATCGATGTCCGCGCGCAGGGGGGCGAGGCCGCCGGCCGGGCGGCTGACAAGCTCAAGCGCCTGATCGATACGGAGATGGATTACGCCGTCATCGAGAGCGATCCGATGACCCGCACCCTGCTCTATGGCGATAGCCGACCCGGCAGCGTCGAAGGCGAGGCGCGGCGCGCCTTCGGCCTCTACAAGAGCTTCCCGGTAACGTTCATCACCCTGCATTTCGCCCGCGCCATGGCGCGCGGCTGGGATGGCTCACGCATGGGCCACGCCGCGATTTCCTTTGCAGCGATGTGGGCGCTCGGCATCGTCGCCATGCAGGCCAAGCAGGTCGCCAATGGCCGCGATCCCTACAGCCTCGACCCGACGACGCTGAAAGGGTCGCGCGCCTATGCCGCCGGTCTGCTGCAAGGCGGCGGGCTCGGCATCTTCGGCGACCTGATCGGCCAGGACCAGACGCGGCATGGCCAGAGCCTGATAGCGACGCTCGCCGGGGCGCAGTTCGGCGCGGCCGAGAAGGTCGGAAAATTCGTCGTCGGCAACCTCCAGCGTGCCGGCCGGGGCGAGGAGACGCATTTCGCCGGTGACGCCCTGTATCTGGGCGCCGGCTTCCTGCCCGGCTCCTCGCTCTGGTACGGCCGCCTCGCCTTTCAGCGCGCCGTTCTCGACCAGATGGCGTTGCTGATCGACCCGCGCGCGCCCGACCGCTTCCGCCGGATGGAGGACATGGCCCAGCGCGACTTCGGTCAGCGCTTCTGGAGCCGCCCCGGCGAGATCACGCCCGATCGCCTGCCCGATTTCGGAGCCATGCTGCCATGACCGTCCTCACCGAACTCTGCGAGGCCACGCTGGCGTGGACAGGGGTCGAAACTTCATTCGCCCCTGGTTTCCCGGCCAAGGCGCGAGCCGATGTCCTTGTCACATATATCGCGCTGAGCGGGGCGCGCTCCACCCTGGCGCTCGACGTGCATTACGGGGTCACGCTCGCGGCAGGCAGCGGCATCGTCACGGTGACGCCGATCTCACTGCCTCCCCCCGGCGAGTTGCATATCCAGCGGCGCACGCCTGCAGTGCATTCCAACCAGTTCCAGGACCTCGTGCGCTACCCACAGAGCCTGCATGAGGACCTGGCCGACAGGGCCGCGATGCGCGCGGCCGAAGGCCGGCGCGATATCCAGAGGCTGCTGATCGATCTCTCGGCGGTGCTGGGCATCATCGACCAGCTTCAGTTCAATCCGGAGGCTTATCCGGCCTATCACCGTCCTGTGGTCATCCGCGTCCTGATAGACGGGCAGACCATCGTTCCCGTAGCCGGCGGCTACGTCCCCGGCATGGTCGACATTCTGCGCAACGGTAGCGATCAGATCATCGGGCTCGATATCGGCACTCGCGACGAAGACGCGGATGTCCGGGCGACCAGCGGCTTCACGCTGGTCTTTCCCGGTGGCGTGCTGGAGGCCGGGGACGTGATCAAGGTTGTCAAGCGGACGCCTTTTGCCGCAGCATCGCCTGGCCTTGCCGAGAACATCGATGTCACTCCGGCCGGTGGCCTGCTGGCTACCAATGTCCAGCAGGCACTTGAGCAGCACCATGCCGATATCGCCGAGCGCACCACCGGCCCGGAGGCGTCCACCGACAACGCTGCGGCGAGGTTCGATCTCGCGACCGGCAAGGTTCTTCAGAACTCGGTACTGCTCATCGGCGACACGGGGGCGCTTTCTCGCGATGGCGGTGGCGGCATCGCCGTCCAGGGCACGGACACGAACGACGCCGCAGCTGCCGGCAATCTCGGTCAGTATGTCGAGAAGGAAATCGCAGACCCCGGCGTCACGCTGACCACTGGCGTCGCGGCCTCGGTCGGTACGATCTCGCTCACGGCAGGCGACTGGGACGTGTGGGGGATCGTTTGCTACAGGATCGGCGCCGGGACAACCGCGTCATCGCTGCACGGTGGCATTAACACGTCGGCCGCCCTGCCGAGCCTGCCGAATGGCGGCGCCTATATCGCCGATGGCGGGCCGCACACCACCGCCGCCGTGCAGATCCGGCCGGTCGGCCAAAGGCGGCTTAGCCTTGCCACTACCACAACAGTCCACCTGATCGCCTACGCCACCTTCGCCGCTGGCGCGGGGGCGAGCTGCTATGGCGGGCTCTATGCCCGCCGGGCCCGCTAGGAGAGCCGCCGATGAGCCGCGCCCGCCGCACCGCCGACGGCCTCTCCGCCGCCTCCCTGCCCGACCGTTCCTCCGTCTCAAAGCGCGCCGCCCGGCGCGCCATCAAGCGCGCCTTCGGCCAGCCGGTCAGCATTCTTGACTATGCGCCACCCGGCACGACGGACTGGACGGCGGCTTTCAACGAGGCGTTCTTGGAGGTCGGTCAGAGTTCCGACAAAAGGCTGCATGTGCCGGGCGGCAATTTCGCGGTCACGGGCGTGCTGACGGGTGCCTATCCCGTCTTCGCGTTCGGCGACGGCATGTCGTTCACCGTCGTCAATGCAACTCACCTGGGCACGATCATTCTCCTGACCGGGCAGTTCGGGACCGGGCCACGGCTGCATAATATGACGCTCGGGTTCACGACGGGTGGAGCTACGAGCGTGGCGCATATCCAGGCCATCAACTATCAGGACCCCGGAAACCCGACCAATCAGTACAGCCCCGATTTCCTGCATTTCTGGGGGCTCAACCTCACCGGCTACGGCGGTTCGAAGGCCCAGTACAACATCGTCGTGAACGGCGCGTCGCGCGCCGACGACGCTGGCGGGGCCATCCCGATTGGCGTCCGCAGCATCACCATGGGCAACATCCTCGGCTTCAACGCCACCGTCCGCGCGCTGGACCTGAACCATGTGCGCTCCGGACACTATTCCGACATCAACCTCTATGGCGGCGCGGGCGTGGCCGGGGCGGCGGTCTACGGACTGCCTGGCAAGCTTGCCTACGACAACAAGTTCTTCGGCGGCTCGATCAACGGAACCTTTGGCCTGTCTGATTGCGACGGGACCAAGCTCTACGGCGTCACGACGACGGTTTCGAAGGGCGCGAACGTCACCAATGAAGTCAATCTTTGAGGAGCGCAGCGATGACAGAATGGGATGAGGCCAAGCTCGGGCCGAAGGTTCAAGCGAAGATCATCGAGCCGCTTGCCAATGACGAACCAACCGCGTCGCCGATCTTCGACGACGCGCCGCAGGTCACGCCGATCGTCCCCTGCGCGAGCCTGTATGACGAGCACGGCCGCCTGCCGCACCATGCGGAGCAAGCCCTGCAAGACGGCGCGGCCGCGGCCAAGGCCCAGTACGACCGCGGGAAGGAAATCATGGAGGCCAACAAAATGGCCAACATGACGGAGGGCGAGGCGGCGGCGAAGCGGGCAGCTCTGGCGGCCGCCCGCGACGGTAAGTTGTGAGGCCGCCATGGGCCGCCACATCAACGCCGAGGGGCTGAAGCTCATCAAGCGGTGGGAGGGACTGGTCCTCTTCGCCTACGACGATTTCGATGCGCCGGCCACACGCCGTCGTATTCAACCGGGCGACGAGGTGCGCGGCACGCTGACGATCGGCTATGGCCATACCGGAAACGATGTCCGCCCCGGCATGACGATCACGCCGGCGCAGGCTGAAGCGTTCCTGCTGGCGGATGTCCGCCGGTTCGAGACGGCTGTCGCGCGCATGGTCAAGGTGCCGCTGAGCGACAACCAGTTCGCTGCGCTGGTGGCCTTCTGCCTCAATATCGGCGAGGGCCAGCCAGGGGACCCGAAACGCAAGGGCTTCGTCAACACGACGCTGCTGCGGCGGCTCAACGCCGGTGACTACGATGCGGTGCCGCGCGAGCTGATGAAGTTCACCTTGTCCAAAGGCAAGCGGATGACCGGCCTCGTCAACCGCCGCTCGGCCGAGGTTGGGCTCTGGTCCAAGGGCTCGTTCGTGACCGGCCGCACCGTCGCGCCCGAGCCCGACGATGTCCCGCCAAGCCGATCCGGTAGCGTCGGAACCGTCGCAATCGCGACCGGCGCCGGCGCCTGCTCCACCCTGATCGCCGGCATCAGCAACCCTTGGGCGCTCGCGGCCTTCGCACTGATCCTGGTCGCCGGCGGCGTCGGCGCCTGGCTGCTGCTGACCGGCCGCGTCACCATCAACCGCGGGGCCTCGGCGTGAGCGTGCGCCTAGCGCTCTACCTCATCGCGACTGGCGGGGCGCTCGCCGCCAGCTGGTGGCTGGTCGACATGGCCTCGACGAATCGCGTCTCGAAGGCGACCGAGATCTACAATCAGGAGAACCGCGATGCGGCGGATGCAGTGGCTGAAGGCAGGCAGCGCGTGCGTAGCTGCTATTCTGACGGCGGCGTGTGGGACCGTCCGACCGGCAAATGTCTCCGGCCTGTGCCGAGGCCTCGGTAACGAGCTGGCGGCCGCGCGCGGCGAACAGCAGGTCAGCGAGATATTCGAGGGCGGCATTGAAGCCGGCTGCTGGACGAGGCCGGGCCGTGGCTAGGACGCATGCGAGCAAGCTCGACGAGTTGCTGCGGCTATCGCATGAGCGCGAGGGCCAGCTCGCCGACCTAGCCGGCGAGGTAGCGCAGCTGCGGGCGGTGGTCGCGGACCAGGCCAAGCAGATCAAAGCGATGAAGCCGACGGTCGATCAGGTCGCCGCGGCCGTCACGTTCGGTCGCGTGGGTAGCCGCGTCGCCGTCCTCGCCTGGCGCTACTCGTTCCGCGCCGGCCTCCTCTGCGTCGCGATCGCCTGGTGGATGAATGATCGCTGGCACCTGCTCGGGCCGCTGTTCCGGCGAACGCCCTGACCAAGCTCGCCGGGCTCATCACCCGGCGAGGACCGCCCTCCTTGGGCGTTTCCTCCCAACTTCCCGCCCGGTTCGCGCCGGGCGGGCTTTTTATGGAAGCAGCCATGGCCAAGCGCACCCGCCCCCATCCGAACTGCCAGCCCTTCGTCACCCGCCATTGCGGCGTGATCAGCATCGTGATGCCGGTGATCCGGCCGGACGGCGAGCCCGACAACCTGCTGCGCGATATCACGCCGCGCCAGGCGCTCTACATGGCCTCCGAACTGCTGGCCGGAGCGGCGGCGGCGATGGGGAGAGACGGGCTGGAATTGGGTGCGATTGTCGCCGGCAATCCCGGCTAAGGTATTGGCGTTGAAAACGACTTGTTAACCCTATCAGTTTTCGCCAGCCGAAAGCTATGTGTGCGGTGGCCTCGCTTCAATCCATCGGCCTGTCAAGCACTTGAGGCTCATTGCTAATCGGAACCTTCGGAGAACACTGGCGACAGAATTTCACTGGCGACGGCACTGGCGACTGTCGCCAGTTGGAGCATGTTCTAGAACCGTTCCAGGCGAGCGGCACCATCACAGCTCCCCCGTCATATATGCCGCTGCCGCGTCGGCCTCCTCGGCCGTGCGCGGCAGGTAGTGCTCAACGATCTTGTAGCCTTCTTCGAGCGTGTGACCGCTCATGTTGACGATCTGCTCGACGGTCAATCCGAGCTTGCGGAGATGGACAAAGCCGGAGCGGCGGCCATCGCGTAGCTGCATGCCGGCAAGGTGGCCCCAGCGCTCGGGATCGACGGCAATCGCCCGCTTGATCACCTGCGCGAAAGCCGTGCTGACTGAACGGTCGCGATAGGGCCGGCGCGTCACCTCGTTGACGATCAGATGCCGGATGTTTCCCCCCTGCACTCGCAGCGGCGGCGCGGCCGTGAGCCGCTGCGCGGCGAGCGACGGCAGGCGCATATCGATATGAACGCCGGGCGATAGCTCGAAGAGCTGCCCGACGCGCATGCTCTTCGACTGGTTGAAAATCAGGCGGGTCGAGCCATCTGGCTTGGCAACCAGGTGCGTCTCGTCCAGCGCGATCACATCCCAGGCGCGCTGGATGCAGGCGAAGGCGAGCACCAGCGCCGTGCCGAGAGACGGCCGAGGCAGCCAAAGCGGGCTCCGGCGCTTGCCGGGTGGCGGCTCCTGGGCAGGCGGCGCTGATCGGCCATCTGCGACGGCAACGACATGGCGAAGATCGTCGAGCGTGTACAGGCGAGCCCGGCGCTTGGCATTGGGCAGCTTCAGCCGCGCGAATGGGTTGAGCTTGATCGGCAGCGTCTCGGTGTCAATCGCCCAGCTGTAGAGCGCGCGGGCGCACGAGGCCTGCGAGCTGGCCGTGCCGGGGGCGCGACGCTTCAGCGGGTCGATCCAGGACTTGACCCGACCGCGTGCGAGGCCGGCCGCGTTATCGTCACCGAACTCGGCTTCCAGAGGCTTGAGCAGATAGCCCCATTGCTTGCGCGTGCTCGCGCGCTTGCCGCGCCAGTCGTCGCTGCCCCGACCGTCCTCGCCATAGCGCCAAAGGTTGACCAGCTGGGAAAAAGTCATTGCGGCTGCGCGCTTCTGTGGCGGCATGCGCGCCATGGCGGCCGGCACAGTCTGAGCCTGTTCTTTCAGCCAGGCCTCAACCTGCCGGTTCAGCCGCTTGGCCTCGTCCTCGGCGGCGCCCCGGTCCTTGCCGAGCGAGACGCCCTTCCAGTGCGGACGCAGCTTCTTCTCCGGCTTCCAGTGCCAGACGCCCCATTGGTTCTCATGAAGCCGTTCGATCTGGTCGCGGCGCGCACGCGCCCTGCCACTGGCTTTGGCCATGGCGTCCTCCTGCCGGGTTGTCGAAAGCTAGGCGGAGGCCGCCGGCGACTTCAAGCGCCGGCGCGCCCTCCCTGGATCAGCTGGAACTGCGGCGCGCGTGCCCGCTGCGCCGTCTCGAAGCGGGCGAAGAAGGCGAGTACCGCCGGAGGGTTCCAGCGCAACTCGCGGCGGCTGTAGGGCAGCGGCTCGGGAAAGCCGGCCCATTCGCGCATGCGCTGGCGCGTGACCTTCTCGGACAGCGCGACATGCGCAGCGATGTCGGCATAGGTCCAGAAGCCCTTGGCGGGATCGCCGGCCGGGAGCCCGGCGGCGAGGCTCATGGCAGCACCTGAACGATCGCGGCCGTGCCGGCCATGACGGCGGCGGCGGCAAGGCTGGCATCGATCGCAGCCTCGGGCAGCTCGCGATCAGCAAGGCGGCCGGCAGCGACCGCCAGAAAGCCAGAACCGAGCGCCGCGCAGGTGACGGCGAAGACCATGGCGGCGATCATCGCAGCGCCTCCCGATGCACGTTCGCATAGGCGTTCAGGACCGGCTTGCGTAGTTGCAGCGGTCGCGCCAGCTCGGCATCGCCGGCGCACGTCGTCATGATCTTTTCCCAGCCGTTGGGATGCGGGATGCGCAGCAGCCACCCGGCCTTCTCGCACTCCTTCACCTGCCGGCGACCGAAGGTGTGCACGACATGGAAGCGGTCGGGGCTGTCCACGAACAGCAGGTCCTTGCCCCCATCGAAAAGCTTTCCCGAGCGGGCGGCGAGCAGGACATAGCTCTGTGTCTTGCTGCGGCCATGCGCGACCGGGTTGCGGGTCTCGCGGCGCTTCATCGGCCGTCCCCCGCTTTGCCATAGGCCGAGGGGATTGCGTCGAACACGTCGCTGGCGCGGCGCCAGGAGCGCCGGCCTGCCCGATTGTGGCGGTCGGCATCGCGGAAGGCGCGCGCCAAGCTGCTCATCAGGTTGACCAGACCTTGCGCCCTGGCCATGCCGCGCTCGTAGCGGACCAGCATCCAGACATCGTAGAGCAGCGCGCCGCGCTGCATCCGCCGGTTGTTCCAGTCGAGACGGTGCTTGGCGCAGCAGAACTCCGCCGTCGCCTGCAGGGTCGCAGCCAGCGGCGCGCCGCATTCCAGACACTCGCGGACCTTGCTGGAGGCCTGTACCGCGGGGCGAGCCCCCTGGCTTAGGCGTTTAAACGCCCCCGCTAGCGGCGCCCGCAGGGCGGCCGGAGCGGCTGGGGCGGGGAATGAACCATGCATGAGTGCGACCCCTCTCCACGCGGCTGCAAATCAGCCGGTGTCCAAGCGGTAGCATGTGAATATGAAAGTTCAAACCTAAATATGAATATTCATGTGATCATCCGCACGAACTTCGGCGGATAACTTTTGCAGCTGCGCACGCCTTCATGTGGATAATCGCACGGATCAGCGGCGCAGCGGGCGGATGGAGACTTCGACAACCCCCTTCAAGCTGATCGAACCATCCACCAGCTGAGGAATGCGCGCGCCCTCATCCCTGCCGGCACCGACAAGGAAGGGCGGATGATAGAGCCGGAAGACGGTACCGACCGGCGTCTGCGCACAAACGATATCCCCTGCGCGCGGCTCGGCATGGAGATCGACGATCAACACGTCGCCAGGCAGATAGCCCTCCTCCTCCAAAGCGCGCGAATGCAGCAACCAGGGCGCGACATGCACCCGCCCGGCTACGGCGGCCGTCACGAGCGCGGCCATGACACCCCCCTTCGGCGCCTGAAATGGCGACGCCTCGGCGTTGGGAACGCCCTGGAACGGCACGACATGGCGCGGCTCAAGCACCGCCGGCGCCGCCTTGGAGCGCGCCTCCGGCGGCGCATATAGGCCAAAGCGGAGGCCGATCTTGTCGATGACCGCGTCAGATAGCGTGCCGTTATAGCCGGCCTTGTTCTTGAACCTGGTCAAGGTGGATGCGTCGCTCTCGATCGCCCTGGCGATCTCGGTCGGCGTGAGCCCTGTGCGCTCCTCGACTTCGTCCAGATAGGCTAGTTGCGCCGCGCGCAGTTTTTCTTTCCGCGCGGCCCTGCGGTGCTGCTCGGGCTGGGTCTGCATGGTCCGCCCCGTTGTGTGAAAACGAGACGAACGGTGCGGCGCAGCATGGCTGTGAGCAAATTGCACCATCACACTTGACGCAACTCCGCAAATCAGATGAGCATGTGAAAGTTCACACGCAAAGGCTAAGTCACATGTCCATGACTGAAGCGCAAGAGCTGGAGGCTCGGCTGTCCCGCATCAGATTGCCGGTGCGCGAGCTGGCGCGCCGCGTCTCCTGCGACCAGGCGACGATCGCCAGCCACGCCAAAGGCAGGCGCCAGATGAATGAGCGCCTGAAACGCGACGTGGTCGAGGCCCTCATCGGCGAGGAGACGAGCCTGCTCGCATACCTCGTCGATCTCCACCCTGACCAGGCCCGCGCCGCCCTCGCCCGCGCCGCCTGATCCTCGTTCCGTTCCCAGTCGCGTCGTGTCGCGTACCCGCCCTGCCGCCGGCAGGGCGGCCCCTTCGGGAGTCTCTGGAGCCCGTTATGGCCAGCAAAGTCGCCTTCGCCAAGCCGGATATCGAGAAGCCGGACATGGTGCTGGAGGAGCATTACAGAATTCCCGGCGGCACCGTCACCGTCGTGTTCACGCGCATCACGCCCGGCCGTCTGCCCTCCGCCTATATCAGCGCCGAGCCGGCCGAGGCCAGCGCGGCGCTGACCCGCCTCCGAGACCAGGTGCTGCTGCTCAACGATCTGCGCCGGTGGGGCAACGAACGCCTGCTCAGGACGCTGATCGATGCCGATCGCCAGCTGCACCCGGTCTTCCTGGTGGCGCAGACCGTGCTGGAAGCGAGATGATCAACCAGAGCCACGGCACCTTCGAGGATGGCGTGCTGCACTGGCGGCGTTTCGATGCGCTGCCCGCCGAGCTACGCCGTGTCTACGCGCTCGCGCCCTTCGACATGCACATGGGCCAGGCGCGCAAGCGGCTCGCCGTGTACGAGCGCGCTGGCGCGGACGTGGCCAAGCTGCGCAAGGCGGAAGTCTTCTTCCTTGCCAAGATGCTCCAGAAGGAGGCGCATCGGACCTACGGCCCCGACCATCCCGACGCGCAGCGCAACCGGTTGGAAGGTCTCGCGCGCCGGACGCTGCGCCAGGGCGCGACCAGCGGGGGGCGGTCATGACCTCGCCCGTCTCGGTCGACCTGATAAAGCGCAAGCTCATCGACAATGTCGACGGGCTGGTCGGGCAGCTGCTGCCACGCGCCGTCAAGACGGACAATGAATGGCTGGTCGGAAGCCTCAGGGGCGAGGCCGGCTCTTCGCTGTCGATCTGCCGCTACGGGCCGAAGAAGGGCGTGTGGGCGGATTTCGCAGGCGACGCCAGGGGCGACCTGATCGACCTGATCGCCTCGGTGAAGTTCTTCGGCGAGATCGGGCCGGCGATCGGCTGGGCGAGAGACTGGCTCAACCTCGGAACGATGTCGCCGGCCGAGCTGCGCCAGCAGGAGCAGCAGGCGGCGCAGGCGCAGCGCGAGCACGACC